GCCAAGGAACTGGGCCTGACTCTTACCGAAGTTCGGACGACCATGACCGCCGAGGAATTACTCGGCTGGAGCGCCTACTTCCAGATCCTGAACGAAGACCACCAGAAGGAGATGGACAAGGCCCGACGCCGCCGCTAAACCGGCGGCTTTTTTCTCGCGTAAACTGAAGTACCAGTAGACACCGACTGTGGCTAAGTACAGTGCCGATATTGAAATCGCTGTACGCGGTGGACAGCAAGTAGACGGCCTCATCAAAAATCTAAACAGACTAAATAACTCTATAAATGTTGTAAACAGAAACGCAAAGTTACTTGAAGGCAAAGGATTTAATGTCGCCAGCATGGAAAATTACAGCCGTGCTGTACTTAAAGCTGAAAACGCAATAAGAAAAGCTGCACAAGGCACACAACAGGAGCAGCAAGCCGTACGATCACTTGTTACCGCTATGGACGCGGAAAACAAAGCACGCGCTCGACGTAATTTCCTGATTTCTCAAGAAATAGCCAGTAGACGCCAAGTTATTGCTACAGCTAATGCAGGCTTTGGTGTGCAAGGCCCGCAAGCTGCAGCCGTAAGAGCAGGACGAGGGCCAGCTTCTCCAATCCGTGGAACGGTCAACATGCCGGGTTCGCCGGCTGCTTTAGCTGCAGCAGGAGGTGGAGGCACATCTGGAGGACGTGGTATCAGCGGAAGGCTGGGAGGAGCCATTAGCGGCTCCATCATCGGCGGTGCGTTTCCGCTGCTCTTCGGTCAAGGCGGCGGCGCAGCAGCCGGCGGTGCCATCGGTGGTTTGGTGGGCGGTCTTGCTGGTCCAGGCGGCAGTTTTGCTGGATCGCTGCTTGGCACCCTTCTCGGTGATATTGCCAGTCGCGGTCAAGCCGTAAAACAATTAGCAGAAGATATTGGTTTCTCTGCACAACAGACAAAACAACTTTCTGACGCTTTCAAAGTTGCTAATACCGACGTAGAGAAATTTACCGCCGTCATCCAAAACATTCGCGGCGTCGGACTAGAGCTTGAAGATCAAGCTAAAGCAATTCAACTTGTTACTACACTTACAGAAAAGTATGGCGGATCGTTTGAAAAAACAGGTAACGCTATTACATCAGCCCTTGAAGCGGGCAAAGTAACTCAAGCAACACTTAATCAATTAACAAGTCAGGGCATAAATATACAACAAGCGCTTGCGGATAAATATAACGTAAATAGGGATGCGCTTTTGCAGATGGCAAAAGACGGAAAAATTTCCGTACAGTCTCTTATTGATACGCTTGTTGATTTAGGAAACGAGCCAGGTAAAGTAGCTAAACAGACACAAACAGCTAGCGAGCAATTTCAAACAGCTATCCAAAACCTTACAAAAGTTGTAGGTCCTGAACTAGAACGGTTAGGAAAGCTGTTTGCAAATTTTGGCGCTACTGCTCTTAATGCTCTTAACAACGTACTTACCCGCCTAGGGCAGGCTGGTACGGCCATTGAAAACGCGATTGCTGGCGAAACATTAAAGAATGCACAGGAACAGTTTAAGCGTGATTCGCAAAAACTTAAGCAACTATATGCCACTCCTAAAGGTCAACGTAGTAAACAAGATATTCAACAAATTACGGCACTAGAAGTACTGCAAAAAGGGCGTTTAGCTACTATAAATGCGGCTAAACCTCAAACTCCTCCCAAACTAGAAACGTTTACCGCGCCCAGTCAATTACCGCCATCAGGTGGTACATCGGGTGCAGACAAAGCCGCTCGTGAAGCAGAACGACTGGCCGAACAACAGCAAAAACAACTAGAAACAGCTGCTCGTTTGGCGGTACTTGCCGATACGCAACTTCAAAAAGCTGTTGCAGTGACAGACGCCGAAAAAATAAATGCTGATTACATACTTAAGCGCATGGAGCGCATGACAAAGTACGAAAGTCTGTATAGAGATGCTTTAAGTAGCGCAGAAACGGAGTATTTAGTTATGGCCCAAACAAGTGAAATTATCGCCGAAAAACTTGAATACGAAAAAGAAATGCTGGACATCGCATTGAAACAGTCCGAAATTATTAACGCCACAAACCCGCTAGCAACACTCCAAGAAGAAATAAACTTTTTAGATGCCAAAGTACGCGGTAAAGAGCAAGAATATATTAGGCAGAAAGCTATCGAAGATTTAGTATCTAAAGGTGTAGTGCTCGAAGACGCTATTGCTCAGGTAGATGTCGCAAAACAGTTAAATGTTGAACTACAAAAAAGACAAGACTTAGAGCAACTAATCGGCACAATTGGTCGAGGTGTTGGCGATTCTTTGATGAATGTGCTTGATGGCCTTATCGACAAAACGCAAAGTCTAAATAGCGTACTTCGCAACACCCTTGCGGGGCTTGGACGTTTTCTAATGATGGCCGGTTTGAACATGTGGGCTGATGCTGGTGACCCAGCAGGAAAAGGCACTGGTGTTTTGTCCTTCCTTGGTTTCGGTAAGGGTTTTGGTAAACGAGCATCCGGTGGTCCGGTAACCGCAAGTGCTCCTTACCTTGTTGGTGAGCGTGGGCCCGAGTTGTTTTTACCTTCGACAGGCGGCAACGTCATGTCAAACAACGACCTGCGTTCTGCCATGGGTTCCAGCTCAGCCGGAGGCGGTGCGCCAGTGCTCAACATGAGCTTCCAGACCACCAACATCGGCGGGGTTGAGTACGTCAGCCGTGATCAACTGGAACAAGCCATGGCAGCTACCCGCCGAGCCGCCTCCCGCGACGGCGCCAAACGAGGTATGTCTATGACCCTCGATAAACTGCAACAAAGCCCATCAACTCGTAACCGTGTGGGGCTGCGCTAATGGCTGACCAATTTCCCAACCTGAAGCCATCCGACCGCCAGTTCAAGCTGGGCGCATACCCAACGAAGACGTACCGCGCCCTCTCTGGCGCCACCGTCAAACGGAGCTTCGGTAACCGCCCCATCGGCTACGAACTCCGTCTTAGCTACACCAACATCACCGACGACATCACCGTCGAACTGCTTGACCACTACACCTCGACCTCCGGCGGCTTCGAGCGTTTCACCCTGCCCGCAGCCCTCTTCGCCGGCATGTCCACGACCCTGACATCCCACGTCCAATCACCCACCGGCATCAAGTGGGAATACGCCGGCCCGCCCGAAGTCGAGTCCGTCTACAACGGCATCAGCGCCGTCACGATCAACCTCATCGGTGAGCAGGACATCTGATGAGCGAAATCCGCATCGCCCAATACTTCAAGCTTGTCACACCCCAGTGGACTGACATATACGGCCGTGTTCAAGCAGCGCAAACCTACAAGTATCAAAACTATTTCATCGGTTCCACAAGTACATACCTAAGCGAAAGCTATACCTTCGCACCCTTCCAGGCCGACGGTTCCATGGCCAGTTTGAACGGAGACAACGAGCAGCTGCAGGTGCTGTTCCCCAATATCGACTACGCCGTTCTATTGGTCGAGGCCGGCAACGGAAACCGCCTCAGCGTCTTGGACTTCACCACAGCCTGGCTCGACGCAGCCGGCACCATCATCAACGCCCACACCGACTACTACATCGGCCTCGGCGCCAGCTTTAGCGAAACGACCATCGAACTGCGCTTCCGCTCCGCCGTCGACAGCGTCGGTTCCGCGTTCCCCGGCCGCACCTTGACCCGCCAACTCGTGGGACCGCTGCCACTCAACAGCGAGCTGTACCTGCGGTGAACGACCTAATCGGGTTGCGACGTGCGTGGGCCGCCAAACCGGGCGATGGCTCTGGCACCGTCGACTGCTGCCTGCTGGCCGCCGAAGTCCACAAACGTCTCGGCTACCACGACTACACCCCCGACTTCGCCTGGGTCTTCGAGAAATACACAGACGACACCTTCCCTCGCCGCTACATGGCGAAGTGGCTTTTACAAAACGGAACCCGATTAACCACACCTGAGCCCCACGCCGTCGTGCTGTTACCCGGCTCCCACGGAGGCGCCTTGGGTACAGTTATGGAGGACGGCAACGTGCTGTTTATCAGTGAAAGCGGCGTGGTACGCGCACCGCTACCTCCTGACCTCGGCCACTACTTCCGCCTCAACAAATGACTCGCCGCCTGCTGCCTTACGAACACCAGCTCATCACCGAGCTTGGTATCAGCAAGGACGAGTACCTGGACTTTCTGCAAGCGCAGTTTGACTACACCCGGATCCCCGCCGACAAGCTAACCACACCCCAGGCTGACGCCGGCGTAGTCGGTCTGGTCCTGACCATCGTTGGCACTCTCCTCCAAGTCGGCGCAGCACTACTAACACCCGAACCAGAAATCCCATCCGATCAAAACCAACGCCGCAGACGCGAACAGACCTTCGCACCTCGATTTGGCTTCAACAGCGCACAGGACCTGGCCAAATACGGCGATCCCGTCAACCTTGTTTACTGCAACACGGACCTAAACACACTGGGCGGCGTTCGTGTCGGTACCTCCCTGACGTGGTCCGCGATCACCAGCGCCGGCTCTAGTCAATTCATGCAAATGATGGCCGTAGTCGGCGCCTCCAGCATTGCGCCAGGCGGCATTGACTTCACCCGCACCGCCTTCGGCCAGGCACCCATCCGGCAGTTCTCCGCCCAACGCTTATGGCTGTACTACACCCAGAACGGCATTCCGCGGTACAGCGATGCACAGCAGGTTCTACCGGGCTCTGCTGGCACGGATCCCACTCGCACCGGCGCCCCCGTTAGCACCTACGTCTACCAAGCAACTCTTGTTGGCACACAACGCGCGGAAGGTTTCAGCCAAGCGTTCTCCCCATCGACAATGACGCGCTGCGGAATCTACGCACCGATTCCCATCAATGTGCGTTACATAGACCGAAACGATAAGGGTCAAAGTACTGACAAGGACAAAGCCGAACTGGGTATCGAGCTACGCGACCGTGGTTCGCACTGGCCCGACAGCAAACTAGACAATACGCGAGCTGTTATTCCAGTCGGAAAGCAATTCAGGCTCTTTTTCAAGGGACTTGTTAGCAGTGGCGCCAGCGATGTACGCCAAGCCGCATCCGAACTCCGCCGCACTTTGCTGAGCTACATCGACGCTGCTAGCACCTACAAGCTCGGTAGTGCCCACTTACGTGTTGTCGGACCCATTGAAGATCTGGAGCTAGACAACGACTCCACGACCATCACACTTGAGTGCGTCAAAGAAGGTGTCTGCCCCGAGCAAGCCTACACAACCGAGAATTTCAAGCAAAACGAATCGGAAGCACAAGCCGAGATCGTAAGTTCCAACGCCCGTATTGCAGAGCTAAATAACCTACTCAGCACCAGCCTCCCCGTATTAAAAGCTGGAGTAGAAGACACGGTAACCACAAGACTAACGGCAGTAAACGCCAAGATCGACAGCATTGAAGATCTGCGAGACAAGCGCTGGACGACCGAAGAAATCGACACCCTCGCCAATGATGACGGCACGGTCTACGACCCTGTCGTTATTGGCTTTGCCGATAAGGTGCAACAAGCACGGGCCAGAAGAAAAGAACTCCGCGACCTAATCGAGGACGAGCTAGACAAGGCAAGCAACAACCGCAATAAAAAAGCGATCAAGGACTACAGAACTGAAATAAGCAGCATTGATAAACGCCTCAAAACGCTCCAAGGCAAACTAGACAAAGCCATTATTGACTACGGTTTCGCCACAACTACAGGCGCCAACCTGCGCAGCGACAGAAAGCGTTTGCTCAAGGAACAGGCCAAGCTGCAAGAAGAAATCGCCGCCCTCTACGGGAACGCCAACAACATCGACGAAGCAGCAACCACCGCCCGTAACGATGCCTGGCGTGCCGAAATACAAAAAGAAGAGCAAGAACGAGCCTATTACGAAGGAATCCTCAAAAACCCTGAGCTTCAAAACGACTTCTTCAACACCAAGTGTTTGGTGAAGATCGAAGAAGCTGCCTACGAAAGCATCACGCCATGCCAAGTCGTGGACTTTGCTCTAAAAGCCCGCGTGTTTAAACGTGTCCAAGGTCGCCAGAAAAAATACGGCGAAGTCACCATGGACAACTACAAGGAGAGCGATAACGGCATCAAGCTCCGCTCCATGTTCTTCTGGGTCTGGCACCGCCGCGCTGGCGCCAAGTGGGAACGGGTCCCCCGCATTTTCGTAATCCGCCGTGGCGCCGACGTAGACAACTACATCTCACTCAAATTCGTAGCCGACGACAACCTAGGTAAATGGCAGTTTCGCTTTGAACCCATCGCCGAGACTGCTGCAGAAATGCGGTTTTACGGTGTCGCCGACTTTGCTTACATCGAGAACTCCGGCCCGGTGTGCACCATCAAAAGCCCCGCCGGCGGCACCTTTACTTTCAAGGGCAAACTCCGCGACCGCGCAGGTTACGTCGCCCCCATCAACCGCAACCCTTCCGAAATCGACGAATGGAGCCTGTTCTCCATGCGTTCGGACACCCAACTCGCTTTCAGCTTCGACAGCGGTCCCGAACTCGAAATCAAGGCTGTCACCGAGCAGAGCACCGAGCCTTTTGCCAACTACCCCAGCCTGTACAGCAACCTGTCCATGCTCGGTTTCAACATCTACAGCGGCCAAGGCGTACAGGACCTTCGGTCCATGACCGTCTTCGTGAACAAAGGCAAGCTGGTCCGCCGTCTTAACGACGACGGCACCTACAGCCCCACCCCCAACGTCGCCACCAGCTACGCCCCCGAGATCTTCCTCGACACCATCCTCGACCCCGAGAACGGCATTGGTCGTTTCGCAAAAATCGACGGCATCGACCTCAAGACTTTGGCCCTAGCCAAACGCTTTTGTGATCGCAACGACCTTTTTATGGATGGCGTGATCGCAGACCCCACCTCCTGGCGCCAGTTCTGGGCCGAGGTCGCGCCCTACAACCTGCTGGAACTCGGCCGCATCGGCGGCAAAGAAACGCTGGTACCAGCAGTACCTTGCGACAACGCCGGCAACATCACTCGCACCATCCCGATCACGGCGCTGTTTAACCAAGGCAACATTCTTGAGGACTCCTACAAGGAAGAATTCATCGACTACGGCAGCTCCGTCCAGGACCTGATTGCCTCTGTCATCTACCGCGACACCGAGGTCGACGGCGTGTTCCCACGCAACAGCAGCGTCGAAGTCAGCCGCAAAGGGGTCACCGAGGTCGACGCCATCCGCCAGACCTTCGACCTCTCCCAGTTCGTCACCCGCCGCGACCAAGCCATCAAGTACGGCAAGTTGCTCTGCAACCAGCGCCGCCACATCCGCCGCGCCATCGAATTCTCCACCTTCCCAACCAACAGCGTCCTCTCGCCCGGCGCCTACATCTACGTCGCCCTCGGCGAAAACACTTGGGACAAACTGAAGACCGGCACTATTGCCGAAGGCGGCGGGCTAAATACTCCTGTAGCTAACGCCATCCCCAATGGCACCTATAGCGTCCTGCTGTACCAAGGGGGTACTGCGCCGATTAGCCTTACCGGCATCACAGTCACCAACAACATCGCCTCCGCACTCAGTACCTACGCAGGTTGGCTATTCGTGATGGGGCAGGCGATCACCAACAAACGGGTCTTCCGCGTGACCGAGGTCCAAATGGACGAAGAGGGTGAAGTCAGTGTCAAGGCCGTGGAACATCCCTGCGATCCAAACACGGGCCTAAGCCTGATCGCCGACTTCAGTGATGGCAATTTCAGTATCCGCTAGCCTATAAACATCAGTCACGGTCAGCAGTAATGGGCTTCTATACAGGGCGCTCCGGGTCTCTAGTCTTCGATGGCAAACCCGTCGCCAAAATCCGTGACTGGTCCGTAGAAACCACCGTTGAACTGCTGTCGACCAACGCCATCGACAGCACCACCAATACCTTCACGCCTGGCATCAAAGGCGCCACAGGCAGTGCAACCCTGATTTACTACCGCCTTGAACCCGGCGAGTCCGCCACGCTGACTCAATTCACCGCGTTGTTGTCAAAGGTCATGAAGACTGGCGCAAGTTCCACTAATGACCGCGTTTTCTTGGAACTCAATGCCGGCGGTGACGCTGCTGACGATATCAAGTTCTATGCCTATATCACCAGCGCCCAAGTCAGCGTCAGCACCGGCGAACTGAGCACTGTGCCTATCCAATTCACCATGGACGGCGACTTTACCGAAGTCATCGTCTGATGTCGTACTTTATTGGCAACGCGGGCAACGTCCGCCTACGCCGAAGCTCCGAAGCGTCGTATGCCAGTCAAATAAAACCTGACGACATCAATACGACGCTAAACCGCTTCGGCTTCGACGGCTCCATCGAAAACATCCTGACGGGCGACCGTCTCGACATTTCCACGACGGACCCACGCGGCCTTGCATTTTTGGCCCCATCCAACTGGAGCAGCGGCCAGGTAGAAAACAGCATCACAACCAGCGTCAACGTCAATGCCGCCGGTGGTCTGCGCTGCTTCGACGAATTTACGCAAGCCGTGAATAACGTGCGGTCTGCGGAATACCCGCTGCAATCATTTGCTGGAGCGCCCATTCCCGTCGACGTACGGATTCGTGACGTAAGCCTCACGACCCTCGGCAGCGTTACCGGATATACATTTAACACTGACAGAGAGGCGCTCGAAACTACCAGCCTTTCCGACAAATTCAAGCGAATGCACTCCGCTGGCCTTCTCAGTGGCAGCGGCACCATTGATTGCCTGTTCAGCTATGCAACGACGGGCATTAAAGAAACACCCCTGTTGATGCTGCAGCTCATCAATCGCGTCGACATTGGCAGCCAGTTTGACTGCATTATTAAGCTGGTCGATGGAGACAACGATGCCGCTGTCTCTAGCGTGTACTACGAATTTACAGGTGTCGTCACACGCTCAGGCGTACAAGTTACGGCCGACGCGATTATCGAATGTGCCATCGACTTTGTAACTACAGGAGAGATTTACCTGTTAGTTGGCGAGCCCTCCGGATACGTGCTTAAGGAAGACGATGACCGTATCTACCTCGAACGCGATCTTGGATTCATTCTGACCGAGGTTACAGACTGAGTTGCCTAAACTGAGGCAACGGCACTAACCCACAGGGCGGCGCGATGTCAGACCAACGGATCACGCAGCTGACGGCACTGCCCAAAGTGGCCGTGGCCGCCACCGACGTACTGCCCATCGTAGACGTCTCGGCGAGTGAGACCAAAAAGGTCACCGCCCAAGACCTAGTTGATGCCGGCCTCGACCTGATTGCTGCCGGCAGCATTGATCTCGACAAGCTCGACCAAGCAAGCGTCACCAAGTTGAGTGCCGCAGCGCTGGCTTCTGGAGCTGTCACCGCAGCCAAGCTTGCCGCCGACAGCTCCATCGCGGTCCAGACAACAGCCCCTGGCACCGACAACTTTGAAGGGCGCGGCTACTTCAACAGCGCCACCGGCAACCTTCAAGTCTTCAATGGCACCGCCTACCAACAGCTGGTAGTACCGACCGCCGGCATCGGCGATCTACAGGTCACTACCGGCAAGCTGGCAGACGGTGCCGTCACCACAACCAAGGTGACCGCACTTGGTACGGCCGCCTATGCCGATGGCTCGATCACCACACCAAAGATCGCTGATGGCGCAATCACTGCCGCCAAAATAGCGACTGACAGTATTACGGCAACCCAGGTTGCCCCCAACGCCATTGGTGCGTCCGAGCTGTCCGATAACTCCGTCGACACGGCCGCCATTGTTGCACTGGCGGTAACCGACGCAAAACTCAGCAACGGCGCCGTTACGAATGCCAAGCTCGGTGACCTAGCCGTAACCGACGCCAAGATCGCTACTGGCACCATTACTTACGCCAAGCTCAACATCGCGGATGGAAGCATCCCCGGTGCCAAACTCGCCGCTGACTCAATCGCCGCCGGTCAGATTGCAGCATCGGCGGTAAACACCTCCGAGCTTGCATCATCTGCAGTTACCGCCGACAAGCTTGCATCCGGCGCCGTCACCTCCAGCAAGCTCGCCACTGGCGCTGTTACCTCCACTGCCTTTGCAACGGGTGCAGTTGATAACGCTGCCCTGGGCGCGGGTGCTGTTACCTACAGCAAACTGCAAAACGTCTCTGCAACTAACACGTTGCTGGGCCGCAGCTCTGCTGGCGCCGGCGTCGTTGAGGAAATCACCTGTACCGCAGCCGGTCGCGCTCTCCTCGACGACGCCGACGTGGCCGCCCAACGCGCCACCCTCGGTCTCGGCTCACTGGCCACCCAATCAGGCACTTTCTCCGGCACGCACAGCGGCACCACCTCCGGCACCAACACGGGCGACCAAACCATCGCCCTGACGGGAGATGTTACCGGCTCCGGTACAAGCACCTTTGCTACCACAGTCGCAAGTGGCGCCATCACTGCAGCCAAGCTCGCCTCTGACGCAGTAACCACTATCAAGGTGGCGGACGACGCCATCACCGCCGCCAAACTTGCCGACAGCTCTGCCGCAGTCGTAGCCGCTGCCACCCCCTCAGGCAACGGTGCCTTCATCGGCCAACAGTGGGTCAACACCGCCACCGCCATCGAATACACCTGGGACGGCACCACCTGGCTGCGCCAGGCATCCCTGAGCACAGTCAATTTCAACGACAGCAGCCCGCTCAGCTTTGCCGTCGCCTACCCCGACGCCTACAGCGCGACGATCACCACGTCGCTGGACCTTCAGGTTGCGAACTCCGTATTTGCTGGGCCTGCTGCCGGATCAGACGCCGCTCCAACCTTCCGAGCCCTAACGCCTGCAGATCTCCCCGCTGCCACGAGCGTGGCCAAGGGCGTGATCCTTCCCGGTTCTGGTCTGTCGGTCAACAGTGGCACCCTCAACCACACCAATAGCGTCACCGCTGGCACCGCCACCAAAGTCACCTACGACGCACAGGGTCACATCACCGCTGGCACCACGCTTTCCGCCAGCGACATTCCATCTCTCGACACCAGCAAAATCACGACTGGCACCTTCGGGTCCTCCCTGATCGCCAACGACGGAATTACCGCAACAAAGCTCGCGGACTACTCCACGGCGCAGATCGGCTCCACACTGCCCACCGCCGACTTCATCGGTCAGTTCTTTTTGAACCCACTGGAGCGCACCGTCTACATGTGGGACGGCAACGTCTGGCAGCCGGTGGGCATCACCGCCGGCACGGTGATTTTCGGCGGCACCTACAACGCCAATACCAACCAAATCGCCTCGGTGACATCCGAAGGCAGTGCCCTGGGCCTGAGCGTCGGCAACCCCCTGCCGGCTGCCAGCGCCAACAACCAAAACTATTTCGTCATCGTCAGCAACGCCGGAACGGGCACAGCTCCGGCCCCCACCGTTGCGATGCTGCCCCCCGACCTGATCCTTTCTACCGGCAGCGCATGGGTACGAATCGAGTCCTCCGATGCCTACGTGGCACAGGTAGCCACGCAGGTAGCGTTCACACCCGCCGGTCAGATCTCCAGCACCAACGTTCAAGCCGCTATTGAGGAAGTCAGCGGTGAATGCCGCAACGCCACCAACATCACCAGCGGCACGCTGGCGCCCACGGTTGGCGGCACCGGCATCACCACCTACGCGAAGGGCGACCTGATCGCCGGATCCGGCACCAACACGCTGGCCAAGCTGACGGCGGGCACCAACGGCTACGTGCTGAAGGCGAACAGCGCTGCGGCCACAGGCATCGAGTGGGCGGCCTATGACGCGCTGGTGACCGGCGGCGGCACCATGACCGGCAACTTGGAGATCGGCTCCAGCGCCGCAATCGTGTTTGAAGGCGCCACCGCCAACACCTACGAGACCACGCTCACTGTTACTGACCCCACCGCAGATCGCACGATCACGCTGCCAAACAGCACCGGCACCGTGGCGCTCACCAGCGATCTGGATGATGGGACGTTCTGAGTAGCCTGAACAGGTAACTTCCGGCCTAAAGGAGGCGTTAAGGAATGGCACTGCAGCACCTGCGCTCTAGCACTGCAAACAAGCGCCCCACTGCTGGTGCGATGGCCGATGGCCAGCTGGCCATCAACACTGAATCCACCAGCCCCGGTGTGTTCTTCAAGAACAGCGCCGGTGGTCTGGTGAAAATCGGCCCGGTACATGTTGGCACCACGGCGCCGAACGCCAGTCCGGCTAGCGGCGGCGCCGCTGGTAACACCGTGGGCGAGCAGTGGCTCGACACCAGCAGCAGCCGCTATGTGTTCAAGATCTGGGACGGCTCAGCATGGCGCAGCGAGGCCGGCGAGTTCGTGGATGTGGCCGGCGACGTGATGACCGGCGCGCTCGGCATCATCGCGGGCTCGGCTGCGTCGCCGGGGGTCTACTTCTCGGGCGACACCAACACCGGCATCTACTCCCCCGGCGCAGACCAAGTGGCCGTCAGCACTGGTGGCACGGGGAGGTTGTTTGTTGATGCGAGTGGGAATGTTGGACTGGTTTCAGCGCCAAGTGCATTTGGCACACGTACGGCAATTCAGTTAAATGGAGCTGTTAGCAACTGGTTTGCTGGCGGAGTTAACGGATTTACGCTTTTTTCCCGGAACCTGTACAACGATGGGGTCAATAAGTTCATCGGATCTAGCTATGCAAGTAACTACTATCAAAATACAAGTGGTGAGCATATATTTGAGTATTCGTCAGCATCCGGCACCGCTGGAGCCGCTGCAACAATGCTTGAGGCAATGCGTATCACAAACGCAGGCCGCTTGGGTCTGGGGACTACTAGTCCAGGAGATGTTCTCGAAGTTACAGGAAATATCCGCCTAAGTGCCAACGCTGGATCCTTCAGGAATATTGGCGCCGCGTCTGCAAGCAACACAACTGTTGTTTTACAATCGGGCAGTGCATCTGGGACAGGTGGCAATATTGAACTTAATAGAGATGAGTCTATTATCTACGACGGTTCATTTCATATTTTCCGCAATACAATTGGCAGCACCGAATATGCCCGCATCGACACCTCCGGCAGGTTGTTGGTGGGCACAAGTACTGCACGTAACTTCAACAATGGAGTAACTACACCTCGCCTTCAACTCGAAGGACTAGATGTATCACAGGCTACGTTTAGCCTTGCACGTAATTCAGCTAACAGCGGCGGCCC